AACTGGTGCAGCTGGAACAAATGCTTCAGTTACAAACACTGGCACAAGTACAGCAGCAGTTTTTGCATTTACAATTCCAAGAGGAGCAACTGGTGCCACAGGTGCCACTGGACCACAAGGAATTCCTGGATCAAGCGCAACTATAGATCCAGTGCCAACAACAATAAGTTTAAACATACCAACCTCAACTGGGTTTGGCGTAAACTCTAACTGGTATCCTTTGGCAAATAACCTTTATAGTTTAGGGCAGCCAACAGATACACCAAATGGAGTTACATCAAACAGATTTTGGAAAACAATATACTCTAACACTGGAACTATCAATACGTCAGATCAAAGATTAAAAACTGAAATTGCACCATCTCAGCTAGGCCTTAATTTTATAAATGAATTAAATCCAGTAAGCTATAAGTTTATTGAAGGCGGCAAAGAAATAGTAGACGGAGATATTGTTTCAATTCCTGGATCAAGAACCCACTATGGACTTATTGCACAAGAAGTAAAAACAGCTTTAGATGAGTCTGGAGTTGCAGATTTTGCAGGCTGGGTAAAAATGGATATGTTAGAAGAAGACTCTATGCAGGGACTTAGATACGACCAATTTATTGCTCCATTAATTAAAGCAGTACAAGAGCTTACAGCGAGAGTTAAAGCACTAGAAGAGATCTAAGACATGTCATACAAATACACTGTCTTAAAAGATAATCCACTTTCTTTTTTCTTATTAGATGAAGTCCGTTCTGGAACTGCTGGAGTATACAGCAACCTAACAACACAATATGCCACATATGCTGATTTAAGAGATAATGGCGTTTCGTATGCAGCAATAAGTGGACTTCCAATAAAAGACTATTCTGGTAATGGTATGGAAGGATATGCAATAAATGCTTCTGCAATGGAAGTCTTGCCTATAATTGGGGCGGGAGTCAGAGGAACAGAAATTAATAATGACATAGACTTATCACTAAAAGCCCCAGGCATTGCTACATACAAGAACCCAGACAGCCCATTCTCATTTGAAATATGGTTTAGTCCAGACGTATCAGATAGCCAAGAGTATTTAATTCTTGGAGACGCAACAAATAAAATAGGCCTATTTTATAAAAATGAAAATGTAATATTTAAATGTACAGAGCAAGAAACAGTATGGTACAAAGTAAGTAAAAATCAAGTAATGCATATAGTCGGTATATTTTCTAAAGACAAGATGTCTTTGTATATAAACGGATTACTGGTTTCTGAAAAAATTATCACAACAGCATTTAAATTTACAAATGAATTAATTACTATTAATATTGGTCCAGCAAATACTGGAAAGAGATTTGTAGTAGATTCGGCAGCAATCTATAATTATGAAATTGAAGACACAAAGATTTTATCTCACTATTTGGTTGGCTATAAAGAAACTAAATATTCACAGATTGTTTATTCTAAAAACGGAACTTTATTTTCACTAAACTCTGTATCCCTAAAGCCATCAGTATCTTACAGATATCCTGGACTTAAATCTTTAGACACTATAGTTTCAGGAGATGCATACTATAATCCAACCTATAAAAGAATAGAATTTGCCCAGACAGAATTAGTAGAAGAAAAAACTTTTGTATTTGAAGAAAGACTTTATGTGCCAAACCCAGAGAACATTGTTTCTTCTAGAATATCTTACGGGCAAGATGTAGATAACATTTTAATAGAGGTTAAAGTTCCAGGACAAGCCTGGGCGCCATGCAAAAACAATTCTGTCTTGCCATACTATAACAAAAATGAAAACTTGTCTGGTCCAATATTAGACATACGAATTACAATGACCACACTCGACTCCTCTTTTGACCTACCCTACTTTGATAAATTAGAAATTGATTTATATTCAGATAAAGATTTTTATTCTGATAATGGCGGAGGCAAAGTTTATTCCGACTATGATTATTCACTTGGATATTACAACTATCCAGTAAGAATGCAAAATAAATACAATGGCCTATCTATGACTTCAGGACATGGATTCTCTGTAGATCTTCCAATACAGCCAAGAACCATTGAAATGTTTTTTACTCCAAGAGAAGGAAAGAATGTTTTGTTCTCATCGACTGCGGCCTCTTTTAGCTGGACTAATGCAGGAGCAATAACAAAGAGCGGAATTAGCGCAATATACGTTAATGGAATAAACAGGACATCTTCTACCAATGTATCCGACTTCTTTTTAAGCGGGGTATCCCATCACGTACTAATAGTCTTAAGCGCAATTGCCACAGGGATTAAGATGAACCAAAACCAGAGCGGTTCTGAATATGGTGGATCTAATATCTACAGCAATTTAGCATTTTATGAAACCCCATTTACTGCTCTAGAAGCCTTAAAGAATTATAAGCTATATTGTTCAGAAAATTCATTTACCGTGCAAGACCCAGGCATAACTTTCTCAGAAAGTGCTACTGGCCGAGACAACACAGCCTACTTCACAAGATCTTTTGACGTATAGCCTACAATATATTAAAAATATTGTCACAGACTGGTACAGAAGATGGACTTTTGTTAGGAATAATGGTAAACTGGTTAACATATGGAAATCTTAAATCAAAAAAGTCAAATCATTGAAGAGACACGCCTAGGCATATACGTATGGGAAATGCCAGATGGCCGATGGATCGGTGATGATGATGGCAATTTCCTTTCTATAACATCAACTAAAGGCAATAGATCAAAAATAGCTGCACTCGCAGATTCAGTTAGACACTATGGTATTTATGAGGGACAGCCGAAATTCCTTTCGGGTAGAAGAAAAATTGATGATGAAGAATTTGAACATCAGAACGAAAGACTTAAATGGGGACTTACTCCAGATACATTAGATATTGGAGAATACAAAGATTCAATACTAAGAGGGGGAGCAGTAAAATGACACAATTTTTAGAAGACGGACCAGAAGATACATACGAGGTATCTGTTAAAAATAGCTCAGACCTATTCTCATTTAAGAAAGAGAAAGAACACGTAGACCCATTTGCTATTGGTATTGATGACCTTAAAAAAGTAAGAGGCCTAGGCACAAATTTTAAAAGAAAAGTAAATAGAGATTTTACAAAATCATTTACTGGTAAAGATGGATCAGGCACACAACAGAATCTATTGCAGTCAGCAGTTACTGGATATGCAATGTTCGACCTTGTTCAACCAGTATATAATCTAGAATACCTTTCTCAGATATATGAAGTTTCAACATACAACTATGCAGCCATTAATGCCAAGGTAGCAAATATTGTTGGTCTTGGATATTCCTTTATGGAAACAAGAAAGACAAACGATGCTATCGATGCAATAACAGATGACAAGCAATTAGATAGAGCACGTAGAAAGCTTAATAAGTTAAAGCAGGATCTTCAAGATTGGCTAGATGCAACAAACCAAGAAGATACGTTTACTGAAACATTGATAAAGGTCTATACAGACCTAGAAGCAACTGGTAACGGCTACCTTGAAGTAGGTAGAACTACAGGCGGAGATATTGGATATATTGGGCATATCCCAGCAAAGACTATGCGTGTAAGAAGACTTAGAGATGGCTTTATGCAATTGCTTTATGGCAAGGCTGTATTCTTTAGAAACTTTGGAGATACAGAAACCGTTAATCCAATTGGTGATTCAGAAGATAGACCAAACGAAATAATTCATTTAAAGAAATATACCCCAATGAATAACTACTACGGCATTCCAGATATTGTAGCAGCCCAGATGTCACTTGCAGGAAACGAATTTGCTGGCAGATATAACCTAGATTATTTTGAAAATAAAGCGGTTCCAAGATATATCATCACAGTTAAGGGAGCAAAGCTTTCTCCAGAGTCAGAAAGAAAATTGCTTGAATTCTTCCAGGTTGGACTAAAAGGAAAGAACCACAGATCACTATATATCCCTCTACCAGCCGACACTCAAGACAATAAGGTTGAATTTAAAATGGAGCCAGTTGAAGCTGGTGCCCAAGAGTCCTCATTTAATATTTATAGACAATCAAATAGAGATGAAATTCTATTGGCACACAGAGTTCCAATTAATAAAATTGGTGTTCCAGAAGGTGTGTCCTTGGCAAATGCTAGAGACGCAGATAAAACATTTAAAGAGCAGGTTTGCCGACCAGCTCAAATGAGACTTGAAAAAAGAATTAATTCAATAATTGAAGAAAAGACAGATGCATTAAAAATTAAATTTGAAGAGTTGACTTTAACTGACGAAGATACTCAGTCTCAAATAGACGAAAGATATTTAAGAATGCAGGTTATTACCCCTAATGAAGTTAGAATTAGAAAAGGAATGATTCCTGTTGATGGCGGAGATGAAATGGTTGAATTAAAGCCACAGCAAGCTGCTGACCAAAAAGCAACCGCTGGCAAAACTAGGGCAAGGGATTCAGAAAGATCTGCCGCATCTTCCGATAAGGTCGGAGAAGGCAGAAATGCAAAAGGTGACGGAAAAAAGGTTGACTAAACCTAATCAACTGCTATTTGCATTATAGTAGATAAACCATTAAAATTAAGCATATGAACATTGAAAAAGCCCAATGGTCCACAAACGGCCAAAACATTCATTTATCTGTCCCGTTCACAAAGGTGAATAGGGAGAACAGAACTGTTTCTGGATTCGCTACACTAGACAACGTAGATCAAACAGGTGATGTCGTAACAGCAGAAGCAAGCATGAAGGCATTTGAAAGTTTTAGAGGCAATCTTAGAGAGATGCATCAGCCACTAGCTGTAGGCAAAGTAGTTTCTTTCAAACCAGAAACATACTATGATCAAAAGTCAAAAGAGTTTTATAACGGAGTGTATGTTACATCGTACATCTCAAAAGGCGCACAAGATACATGGGAAAAGGTTCTTGACGGAACACTTTCAGGTTTTTCAATCGGCGGAAAGATTAAAGAGTCAGACAACGAAATGAATAAGTCAACAGGAGAGACTGTAAGATTTATTAAGGATTACGATCTAATAGAATTATCAATTGTTGATTCACCAGCAAATGAAATGTGTAACATCATATCAATTGAAAAGATGAACGGCCAACTTGTATTCAAGGGAATGGCTGCAGATGTAGTTACAGAAAATATTTTTTATTGTGAAGAAAGCGACTCTGTTTTTATCTCAACAGACAAGACATACTCTTCTCCAGTTACTGGAAAAGAAGCTACGCTAATTGGATGGGTCGAAAGCTCAGACATAAACAAATCAAAAGAGATAGATAAGATTCTTGCTTCATTTAAGAAGTCAAGAGTTCCGTTGCCTGGAATACAAACAATAGCAAAACAGGTAAACGTACAAGGAGGTAATGAAGTGGAAAAACTAAACGCAATAGCTGAAGATTCAGTAGTAGAAATTACAGAAACAGCAATCGTTGAAGAGACCGTAGTGGCATCTAATGCACCTGCAGTCGAAGATGCACCAAACGCTGTTAACTCAGTGGAAGATGCAGACTCTGCTTCTGTAGATGTCTTTAAGTCAGTTGATGCTCCTCAAGCAGATGCTGCAGTTGAAGAACCTGATTTTGCAAAAATGTTAGTAGACCTAAAGGGATTCTTTGCAGATACTCTTAGCAAGGCTACAGAGGCAAATGCAGTACAGGTTTCAGAAATCAAAGAAACTGTAGAGACTTTTAGCAAGAGCGTAAATGCTCAAATTACAGAGTTAGCAGAAAAGCACAGTGCACTTAGTGCCGCTGTCACAGAAATAAAGGGCACCATTGATGGTGTTCAAAAGCGTGTAGATGCCGTAGAAGGCGATACAGCAATCAAGAAGTCCTCAGACCTTGGCGGGTCTGTTGCACCAGCAGTAAACAAATCAAAATGGAACGGTTCTTTCCTCGGTTCCGTAAACGAAATATTTAACTAGGGTAGGTGAATTATATGAGCAATGAAACATTAGAAAAAGCAATCGCAGCAGGCACAACAGCCACAGCTGGTTTTGCATCAACAGCAGGTGGAGCAGGAGTACACACAGCGTCTGAAAACGGCAACGGTGGTCTTCTAAATCCAGAACAATCAGCTCGCTTCCTAGACTATATGTTCGATTCAACCGTAATTGGAAAAGTCGCACGTACAGTTCGAATGAAGTCAGACACAACAGAGATTGATCGTATGTCAGTAGGAGAAAAGCTTGTTAAGCTTGCATCCGAAGGAGACAACACAGGTGTTAACTCAGCTGTAACTTTCTCAAAGATCTCTCTAACAACAAAGAAGCTTCGCATGGATTGGGAACTTTCAACTGAGTCTCTAGAAGACAATATTGAAGGTGCCGATCTTGAAGATCACATCGCACGTTTGATGGCAACACAAGCAGGAAATGACATCGAAGATGTTATTCTTAACGGTGACACAGCCCTTTCAAGCGATGCACTATACAAGTCATTTGACGGTGTAGTTAAGAAGGCTAAGACCTCTGGTCGTGTAGTCGATGCAGCAGGTGCGGGAATTTCCCGTGCTGTATTTAACTCAGCGCTAAAGGCCCTTCCACGTAAGTACAAGCAACGTCGTACAGACCTTCGCTTCCTTTCAGGATCAAACTTGATCCAAGATTACTTATACTCAAACTCACAGAACATCCAGAACGTTACTCCACAAGATATTGCCTCTGGCATTATCCGTGGTGATGTTCCTGTTCTAGGAGGTCCTGCAGGATATGTAGCTCCATACGCATTTGGTATTCCAATCGTTGAAGTTCCACTTCTTCCAGAGACACAGGCTGGTTCATACGCAAGCCCATCAGGATCACACGGAGATGTCCACTTGACATTCCCTAACAACGTGGTAATTGGTGTAAAGCGTGACGTAACAGTTTACCGCTTCTTCTGGCCACGTAAGGACTCAATCGAGTACACAATGTATACTCGTGTTGGTGTTCAAATCGAGCAAGCAGACGCTTGGGTAGTTGTAAAGAACGTTAAGGTTGCTTCCTAATTAGGAATTAATCTCAGGAAAGCCCCCAATTAATTTTGGGGGCTTTTCATTTTAATTATACAATGCTATAATGGTTTTACCTAGAAAAAGGAGTAATAAATGTCTTTTGACACATTAAAGGTCGGAGAGCTAAAAGCAATTGCAGAAGATTTTGCAGTTGAAACAGAAGGACTTAAGAACAAGCAGGACATAATTGCAGCACTAGCAGAAGAAGGTGTCACATACGAAGTGTATGCTAAGACACTAAAGGATCTAGAGGATGCAAAAGAGGAAATTGAAATCCTCCCAGTATTTGATCCAAAGGCAGAGCGTACAGAAGATACTGTGCTAGTTAGAATGACAAGAGCAAACTTTAGGTATGACATCTTGGGACACACGTTCACACAGGAACACCCATTTGTAGCAATGCACAAAGATTCTGCTCAGGAAATTTTTGATATAGAGGAGGGGTTTCGTTTAGCCACACCAAAAGAAGTACAGGATTATTACGGCTAAGCTTAACCGCACAACATGGAAATTATAGTAGGAACAAATGCTCCAGTAAAGCAAAGAGTTTTTTGGAAGGGCAGCATATCCAAAGCAGACTCATTGCCAACAGTTAAGTTCTATGACATAACTGAAGACCCAGCAGTTGCACCATCTATTAATCCAGCAACTCTTTTACACACGCAAACAGCAGAAGAAGTAGATACAGACTTTGGTGTATATAGCGTATACCCACCATTGACTCTTACAAACAGACCTAGATCATTAAAGCTAGTATGGGAATATCGGGTTCAAGGGCAAGTAGTAACAAAAGAGCATAAGATTTTTGTTGTTACCCCGTATGCAGATTTAACACAAGCAGCTGACGCACTTGGATTTGGGTTTGATCAATCTGACCCTAATTATAAAACATTTGCTGACCTAGTTGCCGCAGAAAGATATGCTAGAAAGTTAATTGAAAATTACACTGGACAGCAGTTCCATTTGTATGATGACGTAAATGTTGTTTATTCAACTGGAGCAGATATTCTTCCACTGCCTCAAAAGATTAACCAGTTGCATGAGCTTTATTTAAATGACATGCTTTTGGTAGATACTATTAACAATGTTAATAATTTAAATATGCCAGTTTCAGTATCTGAAAGTGGATTTGGATTAAGAGTTGATAGATCAAACGCATTAGACAATGTAGTTTATTATGCTAACGGCATGATTCCTCCAAGCATTAATGATAGCGGAAGAGGCATATTTGTAAATGGCGGGACCTACAGGGTCGCTGGTAGATATGGCTGGCAAAATGTACCAGACGAAGTAGAGCTTGCATGCATTGAATTAATGAAAGACTTTTTCTCTAAAGATAAAGAATGGCGCAATAAGTATATAAAGAGCATCCAGACATTTGACTGGCAGTTCCAATATGATACATCAGCATTTAGCGGCACAGGCAATAACTATGCAGATCAGCTATTACTCCCATATGTCACAAACAAAATGGTAGTTATTTAAGATGAACAACCTAGTTGATTCTATTTTCAATATGAAGGTAGATGTATATCTGCAAGAAGATTACCAGGACCCAAACACTGGTGCTATCAAGAAGTCTTGGATATACCAGAAAACAATCCCGTGCTTTGCAAAAGGAATGATATCTAATTCATCCACTGCAAGAAGCGGAGATAACAGGGCCATATCAACTAAATATGAGAATACTCAAACTATAGAAATTAGAACACAGACGCCAATTACATACAGACAGAAGATAGCCAATATCAAAGATTCTTCTAACAATGTAATATGGTTTGAATTAAACTACCCAAATGATACTCCAACAGTATTTGAGATAGTAAGCTCAACACCAATTACAGATCCGTTTGGAACACTTATGGCATATAACTCAATTGCCAAAAGGTCGGAGAACCAGATAATTGGAGACTAACGGAGTAGCACTATTACAAGCAGCATCTGGCCTAGAAAGACTAATGGTTGGTTCATCTGCCGCTGGAGTTGTTAAAGATAGCAACGTAGCACAAATATCTGCATTCTTATATTACCAAGCTAATGTTGCAGCAAAACTTACGTCAAATAAAGCATTTCAAAGACTTTTTAAAACTACCATATTTAATCAAATAGACAAAGACTTTGGATTATTTATAGACTCCCAAGCACGTACAAAGCCAAAATCATTGCACCATGTATACGAATGGAATAAGACTGGGCAGACTACTAGTAGATTATTTAAGCTAAACAGAATGGATTCAATGGGACTTTCATTTAAAATAAACTATGATCTTAAGTTATCTAGATCTTCTGTGCCTACTAAAAATAGAAAACAAAAAAGTAGATATGTCTTTGCAAATAAGGCTGCGGTAATGGAAAAAGGAATGCCACTCACAATCAGGCCAAAATCAGCTGAAAGACTGGTATTTGAAATTGATGGAGAAGTTGTATTTATGCCAAAAGGTAAATCAGTTACAGTAAGAAGCCCAGGCGGAAGATCTTCTACCAACCAGTTTGATCTTGCATACAGTAGATATTTTAGCGGACCTATGGTTTCTCACTCCATAAAAGCTTCTGGGTTCCAAAACATATTTGGATCTAAGTTTGAAAAAGCAATGAGAGTCCCTTCTTCTATATCCAAGGTGCGTTATTCTTTTAGTCCAGGTACAATTAGACTACAGGCGGACTCAGCATTAATTGAACAATTTGGAGGGGCAGCATAATGACAAACTATAATATAGACGCAATGTATGAAATTAGAAAGCATTTATGGAGAGAACTTCAATTAAACAATATGCTAGATCCTAATTCATATTATAGCGATAATTTGGGCGAAGCAATAATTCCAATTATCCCAGTTCAGCAGGCTCCAGAAATGAGTCAATTTTTAAGCGGCAAGACCCACATTGTTTATGACAAGATAGGTAGCACATACGAAGAGAACTGGATGATATGTTGCGAAAAGATATCTTTTACAATCTACTCAATAGACCATGCTGAAATAAATGCCATTAGAAATATGATGATGGATGTATTTAGAAGAATGGACGATTCTGCTAGAGACCTAAATAACTCCAAATCTACAAATAAAATAATATTTCATAACACAATGATCGTAGATATGTCTCCCACAGAGCCATCTGAGGAGCTAGCAGGCTTTTTGGCGGCAGATATCATACTTGAGGTCAAATACTCTAGGACAGTTGGGGCAACGGGCAGATTCGATTAGTTTGCCTTTTAGTTGATTGTAAGATAAAATTATACCAAGAGGAAATGAGCCTAGCCAGCTTGATTTAAAGTTTTACAGTAAGTCAATATATATATATTTATTTAACAGGAGGTTTTAAAATGGCATCAGCCAAAAATATTTTAGTAGGAGCTTCTCCACTATTCTTGTCAGCTTCTGATTCAACCACATCTGGATACGTAGCAGACATGGAGCCAGGATCAGCAGGTGGCGTAGCATTCGTAACAAAGAACCAAGCAGCAACACCAGCAATTCCAGCAACAGTTTCATACACAGATACTCTAAATGCAAACGCAGCAGGAGCATCACCAAAGTGGAGAAACGTAGGATTTACAAACAATGGTCTACAAATTACTTACAACCCATCATACGGTTCAGTAACAGTAGATCAGCTTCTTGACTCAGCAAAGCTTTTCAAGGAGTCAATGGAAGTTATGATCGCAACAGAGCTTGCAGAAGGTACTCTTGAGAACGTTCTTGCAGTATTCGGTCAAGCAGGTACAGCAACAGTAACAGGAACTGCAGACGCAAAGAAGTCTACAATTGGTCTAGAAGCAGGAGCTCTTGGTGTTGCACCAACAGAGCGCCAGCTAGTAGCAGTTGGACAGGCTCCAACAGAAGACGCAACAAAAGCAGAGCGTGTATATTATGCACGTCGTGTTCTTTCTGTACAACAGTCACAATTCTCACTTGCTCGTAACGCAGCAACAACATTCCCAGTAACTTTCCGTCTACTTCCAGTAGAAGCAAAGACTGGCTCTGAGTACGGTATTATCGTAGACCGTGTTCTAGTAGCATAATTAATATACATTAATTAGTAAAACCCCCCTAAGAAATTAGGGGGGTTTTGTCATTGTATTGGTATTTCTGATATGATACAATAATTAAGACGAGATCCTAGGAGGATTTAAATTGGCAACAACAGTATATGATGTAGAAGAGATTCAACTACAAAATGGCGCAACCGTAAAGCTAAAGCCTTTAACAATTAAAGAGCTTAGAAAGTTTATGGCAGCCATTGCAAAGACAGCAGAAGTAACTACAGAAGATGAGACGCTAACCATCCTAATCGATGCTTGTGCAGTAGCACTAGAGAAGCAGCTTCCAGATTTGGTAAAAGATAGAGACGCATTTGAGGACACTCTTGACGTTCCTACAATTAACCGCATCCTTGAAGTTTGTGGTGGCATCAAGATGGATGATCCAAATTTGCTAGCAGCAGCGGTTCTAGCTGGTCAGAACTAGATCTAGCTGCACTAGAAGGAGAAGTATTCTTAATAGGCAACTATAAGAACTACGAAGAATTGGAAGACAGTCTTTCAATGCCAGAGTTAATTCAAACCTTCTCAGCAATGCAAAAGACTGAATCAGAAAAAAGAAAGTTTCTGGCATCCATACAAGGCATAGAGCTTGACGGTGGAGAACAAGAAGGAAGCAAGAGCTTTGAAGATGTAAAAAGAAATGCTCTTGGAATATCTGCAGATGCATCTGATGTTGTTTCATTACAAGGTCAGTTTGCTTCAGAAGCAGGGTTTGGTATCGGAGCGGGACTCGGATACAAAAAGGAGTAGGTAGTTGGCAGATCAAAATATAGTTACCAACATAACTGCGACGGCTAATTTTAGTAGCCTAACAGCGCAGTTACAAGCGGTGACCACCCAGCTTCTAAAACTTCAAGCTACAACAATTGGTTTAAATAAAAATTTAACTAGCCAAGTTGGAGTAATGAATCGTCAGTTTGACGAAACCATGCGCTCCACTGGCCAGTTTGCCAGACACTTTGTAACACTAACTTCAGACGTATCTAAGTTCGGACAGAACCTAGATAGCGGAAGAATGAAGCTAGGGCAATACTTTAGAACCTGGCAAGGACATACACAAAAAACTAGCTCATTAGTTAGAGACTTAGCTAAACAGCAAGTAATGCTTGAGAACGCAATCATACAGCCGTTAGGTAAAAACGCTCAAGGATTAATGCAATACAACGTAATGGTTCAATCTGGACTAGACGCAACAAAAAATAAGTCTGCATTATTAAGACAAGAACTATCCATTATGAACAAGGTAATGATGGATGGGTCTAACCAGCTTATTAACTGGGGTAAGAATACACAGTGGGCTGGTAGACAACTTACTGTAGGACTTACAGTACCTCTAGCAGCATTTGGAATGGCTGCAGCAAAAGCATTTAGGCAAGCAGACGAAGAGCTTGTAAGACTTACAAAGGTTTATGGTGGATTAACAGCAACATCATCAGCAGACCTGTTAAAAGTTAGAAAAGATGTATCAGCTCTGTCTAGAGAATTAGCATCTGGGTTAGGTGCAAACTTTACAGAAACAATTGCCTTGGCCGCTGACATTGCTGCAACTGGTAAAGAGGGCGTAGATCTTCTAGACTCAACAAGACAAACAACTAGACTTGCAATTCTTGGTGAAGTTGATAGACAAGAGGCAATGAAAGCTACTCTATCAATTCAAACAGCATTTGGGCAAAGTACAGAAGAGCTTGCTCAATCCATTGACTTTCTTAACGCAGTTGAAAACCAAACTTCAACAAGCCTTGCAGATTTAGTAGAGGCTATCCCTAAAGCTGGCCCAGTTGTAAAAGCATTGGGTGGAGATGTTCAAGATCTTGCACTTTATTTAACAGCAATGCGTGAGGGTGGAATTAATGCTTCAGAAGGAGCTAACGCACTAAAGTCGGCATTAGCGTCGATAATTAATCCAACCAAGGTTGCTAAAGAGCAGTTCATGGGAATGGGAATTGATTTAGCTGGAATTGTTAATAAAAATGCTGGCAACTTAACTGGAACAATCATGGCCCTTAAGGATTCTTTAGACTCACTACAACCATTGCAAAGAGCAAGAGCAATCGAGCAGCTATTTGGAAAGTTCCAGTTTGCAAGAATCAATGCGTTGTTTGAAAACCTTGGAAAAGAAGGAAGTCAGACTTTACAAGTATTAGACTTAATGAAAGCTAGTACACAAGATTTAGCTAGTATATCTGAGCGAGAATTAAAAGCAATGACAGAGTCTGCTTCTGGTAAATACAGAAGAGCACTTGAAGCCGTAAAGGCAGACCTTGCAGTAATTGGAGAGCAATTCTTAAAAGTAGGAACATTTGTATTAAATGCAATTGATGGAATTGTAAAGTTTATTGGAAATCTTCCTGGACCTATTAAAGCAGTACTAGGATTTATTGGAAGTCTTACAGCAATTGCTGGACCTATTATTATGTTAACTGGTGTACTCGCCAACTTCTTTGGATATATAATAAAAGGAATATTTGCGTTAAAGAATATTGGCAAAGGCGGAACAGGATTTAAGCTATTAACACCAGAGTTAATGGCAGCATCAAATGCTGCAAAAACCGTAGAGCAATCATTTTATAGTGACACAAAAGCAGCTGCTACATTTTCAGATGCAGTCTTAACTTTAGCAGCGTCATTTGATAAACTAAAATTAAGCGCCATGTCTTCTACTGTTGCAACAAGCAATAGCATGTCTACTGTAGCAGGAAGCCCAGTTTTGCGTGGCGGAGGAAGAATTGTAGACAAAGACAACCCTCTTGTAGGTAGACCTTATTCAAGAGACATGTCTCACGTTATTCCAACTGGATCAAAAACTGCAGAACAAAGAGCAGGTGAAACAATATTCTCTACTGTTCCTGGTCCTAAGCCAGTAAACCTAAGACTTTCAAATTCACCACAAACATACATGAATGATGATCTTCCAAGAATTCCTGGAGTTACTTCAGTAAATGGAGTCTCTAATGGTATAGTAGCAGCAGAAGCAGCAAAATGGCATTCAATGACGGCAGCAATTGCTATGCAGTCAAAAGCAGAATTAGCATTACTTAAAACAGAAGTAGCTGCTACAGGAACAGTAACTGCGTCATTAACAGATTCATACCAAGCATTACTTCCACAAATGACAAAGATAACTTCTTTGGCAGCAGACGAAACTGCTTTAATTGTTAAGCAGCTACAAGCTGGTAAGATTACAGTAGAAGCAGCAAGAGCTAAAATATTTGCATTAAATGCACAAGTAGAAGCAATGATGGTTCAAACAGCACAAGGTGTTGCAGCAGCTCAAGCAAGAACTATTAGTTTGACTACAGTGCCATTAACAACTCAGCCAGTTGTAAGCGCAGCTGGAAAATCAAACATGAAAGAGCTTTTCCATAAATCAGAAACATCTAAGTTAGTAGACTCAATAGCACGTGGTCTTGGAGTTAGAACTTCTGGAGCTGGTTATAGTATTCAAACAACAAAGCCTAGATTTAATGAAGGCGGTAAGGTTGAAAAGTTTAGTGCAAATAAAACACGGGTTACTGGACCAGCATCAATTGACTATGATGATAGAATGGGATCCGTACCGCTTGGTGGATATGTATTAAATCAGGAGGCGTCATTAGACCCAAGAAACGCAGCATTAGTCGCAGCAGCACCTTCAACACATAAAGATTCTGGAAGCAACATCACTGCCTTGCTTACTCCACAGGAGACAGTGTTTGGTCCAGGACTACAGAATAACCCAGAACTTTTTAGAGCAGTAGATGCTGCCAACAATGGCACACCACTGCAAGCAAACATGGCTGGCGGAAACATTACACTCTCTAGATCTAATTATGGTTTAGTACCACCGTCTGCTGCAATAATAAGAGGCTTGTTTACATCAAATAGAACAGCATATAGAAAACAGTTAGTTACACTAGCAGAAAAAAGAAATTTAGAAAGAGCAGCCGTAAGAGAAAGAGATGCACAGTATGTAGGCGGTTATGGATCCAGATCTTGGTTAGCTAGAGGAGCAACAACAAGGTCCGTTCTTAACGACTATATAAAGTCTTTACCTGCTGGAGAAAGAAGAAGAGCTGCAAGCATACTAGAAGATTTTTCTGGCTCTATAAGAACTGGCAGAGGCGGAATGGACAAAGGATTTGCCAGAGACACCTTTACAATTGAGCCAGGGCATTTAGAGCGTGGTGGGGCACTTGATAAATTACTAGCAAAGAATAAACTGCCACCATTGGACCTTGAAAGAATTACACACGCTACGCATTTAACTAGAGCATCAGTGAGAGATGGTAGAAGATTTGTAAGTAAGTATACTGTTGATTATGATTCAAGATCTAATCTTCAGGCAAACCATGGAACCCTAATTGCAAAAAATTTCTTAGAAAGAAATATGTCTCGTACAGGTAAGTATGACACAATTATGCAACGTGCAGGCGTTCATAGATCAAAATGGTCAGATACCGAAAAAGAAATTGATGCAAAAATTGCTGCGTCATTAAAGGGCAAAGAGTCAAAGAAAATTGGAGATGAAAAGGGAGACATAACCTTTGATTCATTTATCCCATTTATAGATTCAAGCATTGTTGCTGCAGGAGGATCTGCGGCTAAGCTAAAGCTTCTAAAAAGAAATGTAGTAGAAAGAAAAAATGCTGGCGGAATGATTGGTGGTTCTGTTACAAAGGGCAAGCGCTCATACGGGAGACCACTATTCCTTGGAATGCCTAGAAGAATTAAAGATGTTGAGCAACAAAGAAAAGCTAGACTTCATATGGAAGAAATTAATACTGGACTTAAAAACAGTAGGTTTGCTTCTATGGAGCCAACAGATTTTGGTAAATTAATAACACCTACATCTGGAAGAAGTTTCCCTGTACCAGGAATCGGTGGGGTATATGAAAAGCCAGATGGAACAAGAGTATTCGTTAAACCAGTTATGGATGAAACTGCTGCATTAGCCGAACAACGTGCAACCATCATTGCAAGGCAAGCACACGGACTTAATTCTCCACAACAATCAATTAGAACAATGATTGATCCAACTGATCCAACTGGCAAAAGAAAGCTTATTGTTTTAGAGTCTCCATACAATGAGGCATTTGCTAAGCAGTCAGCAGATTTTACAAAGAAAGATTATTTTAAGCAATTAGTAGCAGCTAACCTAAGAGGCGATAAAGATTTAGGTAGAGGTAATCTCTACGGAGGCACACTAGCAGATGTAGGAACCGCTGGTGTATTCAAGACGGCTTCTGGTAAGAGAGCTTACGAACCAGAGATGATATCAATGTCAGACCAAGCACGTATTAACTTGCTTGGAGTAAGGGGCGGAGCAAAGAGATTCTTTGCAGAATCAACATTAAACATACCAAAGGGGATGACACCAAAGCAATATCATGAAGCAATGATTGCTGAAATTGATACAGTTCTTCCAGCATTAAAGAAAACTATTTCACAATTTAATTTAAATGCAGAAGAGTCAGCTGTATATGCATCTATGATTAGAAGACTTGAGCAGGGCAGGAATGTTAACTGGCAAGAATTTCATGGAATTCATTCTGCAGTAAAGCCAGCCAATGGTGTGGCATTAACTCCAGCAGCATTAAAGAAGCTAAAGGAAGAAGCAGAATTAAGAATAAGACAAAAAGGACATGCAATATCACTTGCAGACAATTCCTTTAAGACACCTTTAAATGGATTTAATCATGGAGGAACAATTGGCAATGTCCTTAAGGGATTAGCTATGAGAAGGATTGGTGCAGGATTTGGACCAACTGGAGCACCTAAGCCTAGTGCATATGAGTCTGCTCCATGGGGTGTTAACTCGTTATCTATTGAAATGGCAAACACATTGTTTGCAAGTTCTGGTTTAAGAAAACATACACAAAAGCTACTCTATGATAAGTTTGCCGCTGCAATGGCAAGAGAAAAGCCTTATGGCTATGTTAAGGATGCACAAGGTTCACTAAAGAATGCTCTTGAGCCATCATCATTAGATTCAGTAATTAGACAAGCAGCTAGCGATTTAGTTGGCGATAGAAATCTATTAAGACAGCTATCTCCAATCGATAAAGATATTCTTAGAAACAAATATTTAAATTGGGATTCAAGAAAAGATACACCAATGACTGCAGAGCTAAAGAAGAAAATCTTTAGCATCGATGGTAAAAGAGAAATGGGTGGACCAGTATCTCCAGGACAAAATTATGTTGTCGGAGAAAAGGGCCCAGAAATATTTAGTCCTTCTCAAAGCGGAAAGATTATTCCTGGATACGAAATAGGCGGAGTTATTCGTTACGGAAAAGATTCATATGGTCGTAAGGGAAATCCTGCGGCTCGTGCAGCACAAGAAAGAGCTAAGGCAGAACGTGCAGCAGCATATGTTCCTGCCCCAGTAGAAGCACCTGAGCGTAAGCCTGGTCCATTGACTGGATCAAAAACAACAGTAGTTGGCAATGGCGGTGTTAGAACGAACCAATACGGGGTACAAGGTTCTTTGCCATATATGCCTGGACTCACATTAGGTCATGCAGCTTTAAATAGAACACAAGCAGCTCTACTATCTGCCGCAAAACAAATAGAGATGTCACTCTTTGCATTTGGTACAAGCGTTAAAAAAGATGCTCTTATGACTGGAAGAGTCATAAAGTATTCTGGAGACCAACTTGTGGTTGGAGCAAGAATGTTGCCAGGACAAATTAAATCAGCACTAACCCCATTGGTAACTGGTATAAAATACATAGGTTCACAGATTTCTACAACTGCTAAAGCAGTTGGTGCTCAAATAAAAGCAGCTGGTTCATATGTTAAGGGTTGGGCGGCTTCACCTCCACCTGTAGCACCAGGAGCTTATGGCGGAGCAACTCTAGGACAAAACTTTGCTGCAAACGCAAGGTATACAACTTCTAACATGCTTCATCCAATTCAATATTTAAAGAATAAAGGAATGATAAACCCAGCAACATTCGGACAAGGAGCGGTTGGAAGCACAGTTGGAATGATGGGTGGTATGGCAGTTGGCGGAATGGTTGGAGAAAAATTTGGCGGACAAAATGGTGCAATGATGGGCAGCATGGCTGGAATGATGGGCGGACAAGCAATTGTAAAGGGCATTGGTGGCAAGATTGCATCAAGAGCCGCAGCTAGCGCAGCAACAGCAGGACTGGCTTCAGCAGGTTTTGGAGCAACCGCCGCAGCAGCCGCAGGATTAGTTGCGCCGCTTGCAGCAGTAACAGCAGCAGTTTATGTTGGATACAAAGCCTGGAAACATTATAAAGAAGGACAAACTCTTAACATATCTACATTTGGTCTTACTGCTGAAGCAGCTAAAAAAGCTAATCTAAGATTTACAGACTTTGGTTCAAAAATAAAAGATACTATTCAAGATTCAAAAGATATGGCTGCTGCAAATAAGCTTGTGTATGAAAGCATGAAGGATGGCGGAACACCGTTCCAGATGACGATTGCAGAATATAAAAAACTAAAGGTTGAAGTTAAGGAAACATTTAGTGAGCAGATTGATGCATTAGACCGTCAGCCATCCAATAAGGTGCCAGACGCAGTTCGCAGAATTAAAGAACAGCTCATAGCAGCTGGCATGTCTGCTGAAGAAGCAACTAAAAAAGTTTATACAATGCTTCAGCTTTCAAATAAGAGCGACCAATCAATTACTGCAACAATGGGCAACGCAGACTTTAAAGCAATTACAGATCCTCAATCAGCCGCAGTATCTGCAGTTACAAGCTTTGGCAAAGACACAAAGGATCAAGGCAATAAGGAAAAAGCAGCCTCATTAAATACAGCCTTGATGGCAACTGAGACTGGAATTAATGATTTAATTGCAAAGAGAGAAAGACTAGTAGCAAAAGATTTGACTGGAAAGACTAAGTCACTAAGTTTTGCAGAAGCTGAAAAAATAATGATTGACCAGATCAATAAATCAAAGGAAGCTGGGACAATGATTACCCAGGGAACAATTGATGAAATGGCAAAAACAAATCCAGAAGTAAAGAAAATGATCAATGGCTCAGACACAGTTGTTAGCGTATGGCAAAAAATTAGATTGCAGGCAAAAGGATTTACTGGAGATCTTTCTCAATTAAACGCTGCTCAAACACAATTAATTTCTGATTCATTTAATGCCATAGCAACATCTGTAGTTGCAACAAATTCAAGTAAAGACGGAATGTTGAGCAAGCAGTATTCTGCTCTTGGCAAACTAGAAGACAAGATTAAATCTTACACTAAGGCATTAAAGGGTCAAACAGTTTCTCAGCAGATATCTGATAGAGAAAAGATATCTGCACTAAACAAGCAAATTGAAGCTAATAATAAACTTGCAGAAGCTAGAAAGAAAGCATTATCTGCTGCACAAGCAGACGCCGACCTTGGCAGACAGATTGAAAAAACTAGACTTGAAATGCAAAATGCTTCAGCAACTGGAGACACTCAAAAAGCTCAAGAGCTAAGGCTTGATCTAGAATCATTAACAACGCAACAGCAAACAGAATCTCAAAGTAAAGCAATTGACAAAGCGAATGAAGCTGCAAATGCACCACTTAAGGCTGCCATTGAGGCAATGGGCAATAAGCAGCAAGGTCTTGCAGATAGCGCAGCACTTGCTGGTGAAAGCTTAGATAAGGTTCGTGGTAAATACGATGAGCAAAAAGCAGCAATAGACAAGGTCAATGATTCAATGACTGCCCTTTATGGTAATGCAGCTGCAGCTGGTAAATCAGTAGAAGAATATGTTAAGACCAATAAAGAAGCAGCAGCTGGATTAGTTGCTGCAGTAGAAGCTGCCACTGGCGAAAAAATGCCAAGGTATACTGATTTTCAAAATTATGAAGGTGGAAAAGTAGTAACTAAAAAAGTTGCAGTTTCTCCACAGGCAAATGCACTATCAATATTAGCAAAAGCAGGAACAGGTTCTGCAGTCAACGACGCACTTGCCAATAGCATTAAGGGCGGAGCAACCCTTAAAGATGTTGTAAATGCTGTAAAGGGTGTAGACGGAAAGCCAGCCCTAAGAAAAGATATTGCAGTTACAGGAAATTATTCAAATGCCATGGATGAAAATACATATAATGGAGTTAAGACAAAGGTTTTAAATGCACAGGCTAGAAGATCAATTGCAAATCAACAGGACCTACAAATAGGAGAAACTTTTATTTGGAATGGTCAAAGATATGGCAAGAGCAAGACAGGTGGCAATATTGTTTTCATGGGTAAGGCTGCTGCTGGTGTAAAAAGTGGAGCTAGTGGAATGTACCTTGTTGGAGAAAAGGGACCAGAATTTGTTCACTTAAAAAACCGTGCCAACATTATGCCAAACGATGTTATGAATACATTAGCTGCTGCATCTCCAAGATACAACTTTAACAAAGCTCAATATAATTTAAAGGACGGAACTACTTCAGGTAATTCATATGTTGTAAATCAAAATATTTATGCGTCTGAAGGAATGGATGTCGAGGCATTGTCAAATATGATTGTTAAAAAGGCTGAAGTTGTTATTGGACAAAAGGCTAAAGTTAATGTTAAAATGGTTGGACAGGGGAAGAATATATAATGGCAGCTTTAGTTTTACCAGTAGGCTCAGCACTGTTTATACAGGATGCCAATGGCGTATGGCAAAAATTAACTGAACATAATAGGTCACCAATATCCGTAGACGTTCAACGTTTTGAGCAGACCGCTAGAATGGCCAATGGAAGCCTTAGAAAGCTGTTTATAGCCGATAAGAAGAACATATCTACCTCCTGGAGCATGGTTCCTTCATACTCTACTATGACCGTTGATGCGGGCTGGGGAGCGGAAGACATAAAGACATTCTATTTAAGCGCTAAAGGTCAAGGTACATTTAATGCCAGAATAGCTTATAACACAGCCAGAACCGAAGATTTCGTTGCAAGCTTTACTTCATGTTCATTTAATTTAATTAAAAGAAATGTAAAGGACAAAGTAGCGGATACAGCACAGGCATTTTGGGATGTAACTATTGCACTGGAAGAAGTATAATGCAATCAGTAAGCCAAACAACTTTAGATAAACTTAATACATCTGCTTCATATTCAATGTCAGGAGGATGCTGGCTAGAATATAATATGAACGATTTAATAGATAAAGCAGCAGTTACAGCCACACCAGCCGATACTGCAACTCAAACAGATCCAATTACTGGCAAGACATACCAGCCATTTAAAAAATTATTCCCCCTAACAAGTATAATAGATCCAAGAAGACCTGGAGTAGCAGGCATTAATTATTTTATATTAAATCAAAATGTTACAAATAGCATACCTAAATATAATGTTTCATCAGACCTTCCAGTAAGAACTTATTTTTCAAGCCCAAAGAATCAATATAAATTTTGGGTTTCACCCAAGGCTGGCGGAACAACATTAAGCAATTTTAGTTTTAGCGTAGACTACCCAGTATCACAGACTGCTGTTGCAAATACGATACTTGTTAAATTTGAGACATCTTATTCTAAGCCGTCTACATGGTCTATTAAAATACAAGATCACGCTGGCACTGAAGCAACAATATCTACAAATGGAGTTGTTCCAGACAATGGGGTATTTCAACTTTATTATAACGGAGGCACTTGGTCAAGTGCGTCTTCATGGTCTACTACAAAATTTACAACGCCGTCTGTTCCAGTTAATGTTAAAAAAATTATTGTAGCAGTAAATACAATTAGCGTGGCCAACTCCTACCTTGGAGTTATAGAAGTGGGTGCAAGATATATTCAAGATGTATCAAATAGAATAGTTTCTTTTCAAGTTTCAAAAACTTCATCTGATGACTCATCTGGCATTGTCCCAGTTGGATCAGTGACATCAAATGCCTTATCAATTTCACTAGAAGGATATGATAAAAAGGGTATTGAGTATGATAAGACAATGCCATTTAACAAAGACAACATCAATCTGTACAAGAACGTGAAGGTCTCCCCATTCAATAAAATAGGAGACGATGTTATTCCACAAGGAGTATTCTACATAGACTCATTCACTTTGTCAGAATTTGGAGACATTGACATACAGGGATTAGATGGAGCAAAGTTTCTACAAGAAATCCTAGCGCCAGATATTGTAATTCAAAATGCTCCATCACAGGCAATCATAAGAAGGCTTCTAGATAGCGTAGGGTTTACTCAATATAATTTTAATACATACGGCAAGGGGAATGCGGATAAGGTTGACTCCGCTACTATAGTCCCACTGTATTGGTTTACAGAAGATACAAAAACAGTATGGCAACACATACAAGAGTTGTGCAAAGACACACAAATGATAGCAACATTTGATAATAATGATATGCTTCAGTTTTATCCTAGAGACTACTTATTTGATAAAACAAGAGCGTCTAGTTTTAAATTTAGAAGTGAAACTAAGGGAGTCAATATCCCAAACATTATATCCTTAAGTAAAGAAACAGTGCCATCTGTTAAAGCAGTAAAAGTAATATACACCCCAATCATTAGCACAAACTATCAGGGTTCATCAGATAACCTTTATGTTTCTCCGCCAGCCGCAATCGGTGCAGCCGCACTACAAAATACACTTCTAGCAACAGCTCCAGCCGAAACAGATGCTCCAAAAGGAGTCGTCTCACTTGCGCCAATCAGCGTGTACAGCAATTTAGCAGACACATCTTTTTACAATAAGTCTGGTTACTTTTTGATTAATAATGAAATTATTGAATATGATGCTATTGAATTTCAATACGAACCACTATCTGCTCCTAATACAGTTATAAAAAAGTGGATAACTTCTGACTCAGACATTGCAAAGTTTCTTGGAGAAAGCAAAATCAATTCTTTTAATCCTACTTTAAGATACAGAATTAAAGAAAGAAACGCATTTAATGCAACTGGGAAGGGTGTGAGTGTCGGAGAAACACACAATGTAAATATTGATGACTTAAAGGGGGAGTGGCTAGGATCTAAGTTAAATTTATCTGCAAAAACAAACGCTGCAGACCCAGGAGTATTTTCATTAAGACAAACTGATGGATCTGGAAAATCTGTATCTAGATCATTGCTTACAATCGTTGCTCCCACATCTTCCAAGGAATACTATTGCGCCACAATATTACCAACTCCTAGCTTTACAACACAAACATATTTTTCAATAGGAACAGCCCTATTCTTTAAGCTTGCAAAAAACAGCAACGGCAGAACAACAGGAGAACAATTTGTTTCTGCTGGATTGGGTATAGGTCTTTCTGAAAACCTATTAAACGGATATATTTTAAAGGTTGGAACTTCACAAAATGTTGCAAACAAAGGATTAAAGTATAGAGATGTTCAATTAGTTAAAGTTGTAAATGGAGTAGAGACTCCTGTTTCTGATACTCAAACAACAGAAGATAATTCAATTACTGGTGTCTCTGGTGGAGAATTCTATAGAATAGACGTCAGAGTGTCTAAAGCCACTGCTGGTAAATTAATATTTAAGATTAAATTTAACAACTCAGTAATAACCGCAACAGACTCTTCACCATTAACTTTAAATAATAGAATATCTTTAATTGGAATACAAGGAGAGTCCTCTTTTGATTATGTATATACAGCATCTTTAAAGAAAGAAGATTTTGCTGGCTCATACTCTTATGACAACTACGGCTCATACGTTGGATCTGCAACAGAACTTAAAAATGTATTTGGTGACTTTACTGCAATTGGAGAAGCATCAACCTTAGCTGGGCCATGGATAAAAGAATTTGGACCAGTGGCAAGAGAAATTAAAAAGATATCAACTAGGTATGCAACAAGACCAGGTTTTGTAAAATATCCTCAAATTATATTAAACCCCAATGTAACCTTACTTGGGTATGACGCAAACTCATTTGGAATTGATGCTTATATATTAAATAACACTGGAGCGTTTGTCGACTTGGCAGACGGCGGTCAGAAGAGTTTTATTGTAGTAGGAGAAACAGTTGCCCCGTTAGATCCGTTTGAGTACTTAGACCCAGACTTATCTGCAACTAAAAATGATGAGCAGGTAGCATTTGAATCCATGTGGATACAAAAAGAGTCTGAGGCAAAAGAGCTTTCCAAATGGATGAGAACTCAATGGTCCAAGCAACAAACAGTTATTCAAATAGATGTTTTCCCAAACCCCATTATTGAAACAGGAGATGTGGTTGAAATATCTTATCCAAATAACATGTTGTATTCCACAGAAGACGCTGGAAAAACGGCTGGCAAATATATAGTTTTAGATATTGAGCAGGGATATAGCCAAACACCATCTACAAAGCTTACCTGTAGGTCGATTTATGTTTAATGAAATGGTAGAATCTTAATATGGCTACAAAAAAACCAAGAATAGGAAAGTCACAGGTTGCTGGTGGAGTTAAGGTCCAGCTACCACTAGACTCACCCCTAATTGGAGTATTAAAAACAGATCAATATGATGTTGTAAATGTATACAGCAATAAGGTAGACAAGACATATGTTGCTTCTTCTCCAGCTGATGGTGAGGGTGATGAAGGTGATGATGATGATAATTATACGGAACCAATAGAAACATCTGATGCACCAAATTTAGAAGACATAGTTTTAATTGGAACCACTGGTAAAAGATATTCTTCTGGACAAACAATAACTGACCCAGAGATATACTATGATGCAAATAACAATAGACTACTCAAGGTAACTTTTGAAGTTAAGAACAGTGTTGGAGAAATTGTAAAGGGAGTAGTAATAATATGATAACGAAATTTGGAAAAAGATTTATAACATCCTACTTGGCAAGTGGACTTAACTTTAATCAAAAAGATATTGCAATAGGAATAGGGTCACAAGCTCCCACATTAAATGACTCAGACATGCAGTTTGAATTTTATAGATCAGGAGTTTTTCTTGGAAGCTCCGACATACAAACCAACACAGCAACTGGAGTAACAACGTATTCTGTTGTTTATAAAACTACACTGCCTACAGATGTTGAAGGAGTAATATCAGAGATTGGAATTTTCCCAACTGGATTTTTACAAAATACAGACTATTCTTCTAAGTACATATCTTCTTTTGAAAACACAACAGACTGGAAAGATTCAAGCGGAGCACAGCCAATATCAGTATCAACGCCAACTCCTAGGATAGGCTCTTCATATTTTTCTATTACTGCAGCAAGCAATCAATCAAAATCATATAGCCTGGATACCGTTTTTGATCTTGCTGGATATGGAGTTGAAGACAGTATTTCACTTGCTTTTTATCAATCAGATTTAAACTTAGATTATATTTATGTTAGATTTTACAGCTCACCAACTAGCTATAAAGAAATAAGATTTGCAGCAACAACATCTATAGGACATAAAATTTTATCACTTAAATTATCCAGCCTATTTAACTCTACATTTTCATCTGCTGGAGCAACAGATTTCTCTAAAATTACTGTAATAGAGGTAGGCGCCAAAGCTAAGTCATCTGGCGCAACAAATGTTTTATTAGATGGATTAAGACTAAATGACGAAGACAGATACAATAGCCAATATGGATTAATTAGTAGATCGGTTCTATCCACACCATTGGTAAAGACACTTGGTGTAGAGATGGACATTGAATATAAGATAGACCTAGGGTTCTTATAATGTCTGATAGAGGTTACGGAGATAGATGGTGGCAACCAACTCCTGCTGATTTAGAAAAAACAAATGCCGATGCCGCTAAGGCAGCCAATACAAAAACTGCAGATGCTTTTACTGTTACAAAATCAGGTCTAAATGTTGTAATGAATGGCAAGTACCAATTCTCATTTGCGTACTTATACTCTGATCCAAATAATGCCTCAAACCTTATTCCTGGAACCAGGTCCCCCAACTTTATAGTTACGCTACAAACTCCCGATTTAACTCAGCCAGTAACAAATCTTGTTGTAACTCCAGGACTTCTTTCTTACACGGCTAAATGGGATCTAATTGATAAATTATTACCTGCAAATAAATGGTTGATAGATATACAAATATATGAAAGTTTAACTGGAGCGTTTGCTGGAGAAGAATATTTAGTTTGGAATGGAAATGGAAGCTCTGCAACTATACTTGTTTCAAACACAGCAAATAGATGGATAAGAGTTGACACAAGAGATCAAGATTTTAGAAAGAAAAGTGTAACATACGGACCATTTAAAGCAACAGATCCAATTGTCGTAGACACGGTTGGCCCAGACAATGTTACTTCAGTTAATTCATCTGATAGCGGTATCGACACATCTGGGTATTTAGGATTTAACGCATATGCAAACATATCTTGGCCAGCAGTAACAGGCGGTGGCATAAGAGGATATAGAATTAGATTTAGTAATGACAACAACGCAACATATTCCTATGTTGATTCGCCAGGGACGGGAACAACATACAAGCTTGCGGGTCTTGCAATTGGATCAACATATAAGATAGCAGTTGCAACTTATGATGAATATAATAATACATCGTCATCATATGTATCTGGAGCAGATGTTACAGTTAATGGTACTCCATCTGTATCAAACTTTATTACAGGTGGGCCATTCCAATTTGGCGTAGGCGTAGGATCTGTATCAACAAACAAAGGATTATATTTTGACGCTAGTAACTACTGGTATGTCAATGCTACAAATAGCGCAAGGCTTAAGGTTGGCGGAGCATCAAGCAACTATCTATTATGGGACGGCTCAACATTTGCAGTAGATGGAAACATTACCGCAAGAGGTGGGCAGTTTAGCGGTAATATATATATGACTACAGCTGGAGCATCTATATATAATGGAACAATAGACGCTACAACTGGCAACTTGACTGGTGATGGATTTGCGTTAAACTCAACAGGATTAAAAGTTGCTAACGGCGTTAACTCTGTAACAATTGCAGCAGCAACAGGAACTATAACAGCCAATGCTGGATCAATTGGTGGTTGGAACTTAAGCGGTACAACATTATCTAAAAACAATATTATCTTAGACAGCACAGGACAAATACAGGTAGGGTCCACTGCGGCCCAGAGCGTTTATTTAAAATCTTCTGGTGGCTTTCTTATGTGGGCTGGTAATAATACACCAGACGCAAATGCAAAATTTAGAGTCGCAGCAGATGGAACTTTGTATGCAACTGGTGCTGTATTTGCTGGATATGCTACTTCAGATTCTGTAAATGGCATACTGTCATCTGCAGCCGCAGATGCCACTACCAAGGCAAGTGCGGCGCAGACAGCAGCAATTAATGCAGCAGCAGGAGATGCAACAACAAAAGCTGAGGCTGCTAAAAACGCAGCAGTATTAGCTTCTGTACCACGGGGCGATTTTAACAAAGAAGCTATAATAGCTAAAATAAATAATAGTACTAATACAACAACTATCGAAGGCGGAATAATAAGAACAGGAACAATTTCTGCCGACGCTGTTGTTACAAACTTTATTTCTTCATTTGAAATTGCAGCCTCTAAGATTACAGTTGGTACACTTTCAGGTCACAGATTAACAGCTGGAGCACTTAACACAAGCTATTACTTGGATACAAAAGGAAATAAGGCTGGAATAGATTCTTTAGTTGTAAATGCAATTGGAATTGAGTCTAGCGCAACTGGTGGCGTTACAACACATTGGTACCCATATATGCCAGGATCTCCAAACATTGATTTGGGACTACCAAACTTTAGATGGAATGACGTAAGAAGTAGCGGTAGGGTTTATATGGGGCATGGCGGAAGCGATACTATAACAAACGTTACAGCGCAGCAGCCATATTCGGTATTCCTTAATACTGGAAGAATTTATGCAAACACACTTGGAACTGGATCGGGAACTGGATTAGTGCAAGATTCACAAGGGTACATAAGAGTTGCTTCTTCTAGTTTAAGATACAAAGAAAACATTTCTGAAATAGAAAGCACTGGATACTTAGATGCAATTAAACTATTAAAGCCAGTTAAATTTTCATATAAACTTCAAGAAACAGACATTGACGAAACCCCAGGATATGAAACAGTTAGACCAATAATAACTGGTTTGATTGCTGAAGATGTAGAACAAATAGATAAATTAAAAGACTTTGTGAATTATAATGCTTTAGGGGAAACAGAAGGTTTAGCTTATGATAGAATGACCACAGCCCTGACACTAGCTATTCAAGAATTAGCAGAGAAGCTTGATGTAACCAATACTAGACTTGACGCCCTTGAAGGATAATGGTATCCTTATTATGAATAGAAAAGGAATATAATGGATAATAAATTAGAACTAGTTGTAACAGCACTACAGCAACGTATTGGAGAAATTGTCTCACAATATGAGACGCATGTTGCAATACTTCGTGCAGAAATTACACAGCTTCAGCAACCACAAAATCCTGCGGAGCCAGAGGAGAAGTAGCTATGGCAGAACAATTACAACCAATGCCTGTAAATCCAGGAGACCCAATAACATCAGAGTTATTGTCTAACATTGTGTCTAATATTAATATAATCAATAGTTTATCAAACAGCATTAACGACAGCAGCGCAGGCGATAACAAGGACCTTCCACAAGCAGTACAAATTCAATCTGGAAGAATAAAGATTGTGGCTAATAAAGATGGCAAGACTGTTACACCAGTAAAATTTAAAAAAGATTTTGAAGCCCAGCCAAATATTGTATGCTCCATATGGCAACCATCTGGAGAGGCAATATTAAAGAATAAATTTCAGCCAGTAGTAACTGCTGCATCATCTACAGGGTTTTCAATACAAGCTCAAAATGTTGGTGCGTCTTCTGGCGGAACTTTTTACGTAAATTGGATTGCTTCTAGCACTACTTAAGTATTGACAATCTGTAGCACTATGCTACAATTTGATTTAGACTATAGGCCATGAATATTCATGGCCTATTAACATTAAGGTAAATATGACAAACGATTTAAAGTGGATGCTCTCATCAGATCAGCAATTCCCGTATCAGGATGATAAAATGATTGAGCTATGGTTCAAAGTCATGAAGTGGTTTAAGCCAGATGTTGTAGACTACCTTGGTGATACAGACGACCAAGCATGCTATAGCAAGTATACAGAAGGTCGCTCAGCAGAGTTTTTAAATTATCACAAGAACGATAGCAAGGATTTAATTGTTCCTATGATGCGCCATGAAGCAAAGGGTGCAAGAGATTTTTATGCTAAGACAAGAGACATGCTTCCAGATGCACAACTGTTTTCTGCATTAGGTAACCACGACATCAGAGTATTTAATTACGTTGACGCAAAGCTTCCAGACTATATCTCTGAGGTTACACCAGAGGCCCTATGGAGTCTTGACTCTTTAGGATATGAATATATTTATTACGATGAACTCCCTAAGCGACGCTTTGGAGACATACACGTTCACCATGGACTTTCAATTGCAGCAACAGGATCTGCAAGAAAAGATATGGAAGACATGCAGGTATCTTTAATTCGTGGTCACTCACACAGAATTGCTTCTCATATGGTAACATACGAACTTAGAAACAATGGCGCTGGAGAAACTCTTCGTGGATACGAGATTGGTCATATGTGTGACGAAAAGGGTCCAGGAATGAAGTATACACAACACCACGATTGGCAAAAGGGATTTGCTGTTGCACATATTGTTAATGACTATCCTCACATTCAAATGATCCACGTGTCACCAGATTACTCTTGCGTGGTGGATGGAAAGTTTTTTCAAGTATGATCAAGTGTAATAAATGCGGAGGAAGAGTATTCGTTGATAGAGTATTCTCTCAAAAAATGCATATGGAACTATTTTGCATCATGTGCGGTAAACGCTGGATGATGAATAAGCATACAAATAGGATGGGTAAATGGCTAGAGACACTAGAAGAAAATCACTCAAAGAAGTACGGTATTTCTTCTTAAACGAAAAGATACACAAGACTCTTAGTCTATCTAGAGCCAAAGATCAGCTTATTGCTTGGTCTTATTTAGATAAGAAAAGAATGCTTTACCCATATTCAGAAGTAGATAAAAATATGGGTAGTGCTTATAGTATTGTTCAGGTTGCCTCAATGTTAAATAAGCATAGGGTTACAATACAAGACTACATTCTAGAAGGCAAAATAAAGTCTCCACAAAAGATTTATCCTATTGGCAGCGCCTCAGAAGATACTTGGTATAAGTATATGTTTAGCGACAAAGATATATTAGATCTACACCAATATATATTAGAGGCTGGTCATTCTAAAAATGTTCCATCTAAGGCAGAATTATTGGCTCTTCTCAAACACAGCTTTATATTGTATACTAAGACCGTAGACGGTTTCGTACCAGTATGGAAGGCAGAGTAATGAGTTACAACGCAATATATACACTTGAGACTGGCGCTTCTAAGAAGCGTAAGAGAGAAAAAGAAGTTGAGGAATGGAATTCAAAGAACGGCCCTGTCGTAGTAAAAAAGGTGGAAGATGGAAAAAAGTAGGGTAGTTAATTGTGATATTTGTAATCGGGATATAGAAGTTCGTTGGGGCATATTTGCCAGTGATACACTAACTAGACATAAGAAGGCGGAACATAAATGACAACGAGAGTAAAGGTCGATCTTTCTTTTACTAGAAATCTTGGTAACTATGAAAGCATTAGGATTAATGTTGGCGTAGAAGATGATGTTCGTTCGGGGGAGACAGTTGATTCTGCCACCGAAAGGGTATACGCATTTGTAGAAAGAAAGCTTGTTCAAAAGACAAGCGAAGTAGAGGAAGAGCTTAAGAGTGGCAAACAATAGAGAGCCATATATCCTTATGACAAATTACCAGAATCTTTACAAAGAGAAATATGGTAGACTTCCTACACTAAACAAGTTTAGAGAAAAGTGGGCTATGCAAGATGTAATCGATAGCGTAGGATTTCATAAGGCAAATGATCTATTAAACTATTATTTTAGTCTAGAAAAAACGGGTCACCCACTGCAATTCTTTTATTATAACTTTGACAAAATGGAAAATGCTAGAATAGAACTACAAAAGGATATTGAGACACGCCGACTACTGCGAGAGTCTACTAAGAAGATGGTGGAAGAGGGCGGGCTATGAATACAGAAGCAACACTAATCTCTGCTATATGCAAGAATAAAGATATTAGCACCGTTATGGCAGAGAATGTAGATGAACTATTTACTTCTCATGGAGATGTTTGGGATGGATTAAAGTCCTATTATAATAAGTTTAAGGCAATACCAGAAATTGGAATTCTACAAGAAAAGTTTAAAGACTTTGAGCCAGACTTAAGTGCAACAGCAGAGACTGCATATTATCTAGATAACCTTAAGAATGAGTTTTTGTCTAGCAGACTAAAGAGTATTTTAATTCGTGGTGGATCCATGCTAAAAGAAGATGCAGCCTCTAGAGTAATTGGCGAACTTCAATCACAGCTTTCTAGTTTAAATAAATATACCAATAATGTGCGTGACCTAGATATAACTGATGCAGATAATGCTATTAAGCATTTACAGGCTCTGAAGGTCCGTACAGCCGAGATGGGCGGTTCTCCAGGTATTAAGACGGGGTTCCAGTCAATCGACCTTGCATACCCCACTGGAATGGCTCCAGGGCACCTTATAGTGGCCATTGGCTGGCCAGGACGTGGTAAGACATGGTTCACCTCATACCTAGCCTGTAAGGCCTGGGAACAGGGTTTTAAGCCTATGATCGTTTCCCTTGAAATGACCCCAGAGAATATGCGTGACCGTATATATACAATGCTCGGCTCTGGTTTATTTAAAGCCAGTGACTTTGCAAAGGGAGATATTAATATTGATGATTTCCGTAGTTGGTCTAGTAAAAAGTTTGCGGATAAGAATAAGTTTATATTAGTTTCTAATGAGGGTTCTGGAAACGTAACTCCAAATGCTATCCAAGCTAAGATAGATCAGCATAAGCCAGACATTGTTATTCTTGATTATCACCAGTTGTTTACTGACAATAATAATTCAAAGGCACCTACAGAACGTAATATGAATATTTCTCGTGAGTTTAAAAACTTAGCAGTGAGAAATAACATTCCTATTATTGATATTACTGCTGCTACTGCAGACGATATTACTGATCAAGATAATCCTCCAATGATGAGCCAGGTTGCTTGGTCAAAAGCAATTGAATATGATGCAGATATGGCTATGGCTATTCATAAATACAAGGGCACAGATATGATTGAGATTGTATCTAGAAAGAATAGACACGGACACGACTTTGGAGTATTCCTAGATTGGGATATCAATAGGGGTGTCGTCAAAGAGATTTACGAAAACCCGTTTGCAGATGACTCACAAAAGAATTAAAAGGTTTCAAATTGAGGTACAGTTTTATGATAACTCACAACTCATAAGCCTAAGACCTCAATATGAAAATTTGCTAGTTCAAGATATGCGTGGCAAAGGATATGTAAGAGTATTAGATATAGATCCAGCATTCTCAATAGAGTTTACTGGAGAAACATGGAGATTCTTAATGACTCTCCACGGGATATATGTGGGAAGGAAGAAGGCATGGCAATTCGAGGGTACAACTCAAAACAAATTGATACCAAGGACTACGCCCCAAGCCACATTAAATCGGTTCTAGCTGAAATAGGACTTAATGTTGTTGGTGCTACAGGCAATGACTTCCTATGCTACTGCCCGTTTCATTCCAATAGACATACCTCTAGCTTTAGCGTAAGCCAAACATCTGGTGCGTTCATTTGCTTTAACCCTGCTTGCGGAGAGACTGGCACCCTAATTGATTTAATTAAACGCACTATGCACAAAAATGATTTTCAGTCTTTAAGATTAATAGCAGCAAAAGAAACAGAAGCGCTAGACAACTTCGATGAAATTATGGAAGACATGCTTGAAGAGAAGCCAGCTTTTGAAGAATTTTCTCAAGACATATTAGATAGGCTTCACTCCGACCTTGCTAGTAATTCTAGTGCCAGATCATATCTTGAGTCTAGAGGAATTAACATAGAGTCAATGAAACATTTTGGACTTGGCTATTCGCCAGCAATGAATATGGTAGTTACTCCAGTGCATAGCCCAGACGGAATGCCAATTGGAATAGTCGGCAGATCTATTGAGGGAAAGACTTTTAAGAATAGCACTAGCCTTCCAAAAAGTAAAACTCTATTTAACATTCATAGGGCAAAGAAAATTGGAGACCAAGTAATAGTTTGCGAATCAAACTTCGATGCAATAAGAATTCATCAGGCTGGTTTCCCCAACGTTGTTGCAACTCTAGGTGGATTTTTATCTAATGAACAACAATCTTTATTAAATAGACATTTTAATAAGATAATAATTATGACAGATGCGGATGAAGCTGGCAGAGAATTAGGTAAATCTATTTCTGGCAAGCTTAGGAATAAAGATATTTCTTGGGCCTCCTTTGGATATCGTGAGATATATCCAAATAAGGCTAAGGATGCGGGTGATTTGACTGAAGAAGAAATAAAAACATGCATAAAAAAATCAGTATCAGATATTGAATATCGCTCATGGATATGATATACTAAAACAACAGATGGATTTACACCATCAACTATATAAAAAGGAGATACAATGGGTATCGTTAAAGGTCTAAAAGGATTAAATCAGGTTATGGACAAGCCTTCATACAGCGAAGGTGACGGGACAAAGGCACGTTGGGCAAAGCTAGAAGATGCAGAGAGCGTAAAAGTTCGTTTCTTGCAAGAACTAGATCCTGACTCACCGATGTACAACGAAAAAAATGGTTTGGGTTTTATTGCCGTAGAGCATACTAACCCTAAAGACTACAAGCGCAAGGCACTATGTTCAATGGAAGACCAAGGCAAGTGCTATGGCTGCGAACAACACCGTAAGGATTATAAGGCGGGATGGAAAGGTCGTTCACGACTTTACATGAACGTATTAATTGATGATGGCAAAGAAGAGCCATACGTAGCAATTCTTTCTCAAGGTTCAAGTGGTAAAACAATTACGCCAACTCTTATTGAGTACGCTGGCGAAATGGGTTCTATCACCAATCTAATGTGGCGTATTAAGCGCACTGGAACAAAGACAGATACAAGTTACACAATCATTCCTTTGGCTAAGGATGAAGCACCATTTGATTCTTCAGCACTTGAATTGTATGATTTGGAAACAACAGCAATTCGAGACTTGCCTTACACAGAGCAAGAAGGATTCTTTAATGGAGAAGGTGGAAGCCAAGAAGCTCCTGCAGCTTCAGACTCAGACAGCAATTTAGTCTGGTAACTATTTACAGCCAGGGGCAGTCTATTGACTGCCCCTGCTTTATTTAGTAGAATAACATTATGCTTACATATGAAATCCCAGATCCGTTTGAGACATTTGTTGCTAATAAATATAAAGACTATAAAGGAATGCTATACGACTTCTTTGCAAAAGAATGGCATTTAAAAACTGCATGTTGCGGAGAAGAACTTTATGCACCAAACAAAAAGACTATGACTAAGATAAGACTTTATCATACAAGAAATGAATGCATGGGCGGGTATTAATGAGTTTTACGCACCTACACGTTCACTCCTATTATTCATTAATGGATGGACTAAATTCACCTAAAGAATTATGCCAAGCAGCACTAGATGCTGGGCAAACTGCGATTGCAATTACAGACCATGGTACTCTCTCTTCACACAGAGATATGCAAATTGCCGCAAAGGAAACTGGCATTAAGCCAATTCTTGGTGTTGAGGCGTACATTTCTCCAACAGATAGGTTTGACAGATCCTCTAAAACAGACAAGTCTATTCAAGCCTATAACCATATTATTTTGCTAGCGAAAAATAAAAAGGGGTTGGAGAATATAAATATTCTACAAGAGCTAGCATGGAACGAAGGCTTTTATCATAAGCCTAGAATTGACAGAGAGGTTTTAAATGATTATAGCGAAGGTATTATCGTTCTCAGCGGATGTCTTAATGGACTCATTAGTAAGGCTATCGATAAAGGTAACATGGAAGAGGCTGAACTTCTTCTCAAAGGCTTTAAGAAAACTTTCGGACAAGATTTTTACGTGGAAGTGCAATCACATAACCCTGTGGAGATCAACTCCGCCCTTCTAGAATTAGCAGATAAGCTTGGAATTAAAGCGGTGGCAACAGGTGATGCTCACTTTGCTAAAGAAGAAGATAGAATATTAGAAGAAGCACTTCTTATTTTATCGACATCTCCTAAAATTGATAAGGATTCAGACTTTGAAATGTCTCGCAATATAAAAGACATGATGGAAAGATTTAACTACCTTTATCCAGATCGTAGAATTTCATTTCAAGATTACAATTTATTTATTCAGTCTAGAGAAGAAATTGAAGCAGACTTTAACACTGCTGGTATTACTCGTACAGACATATATGAGAATACCATGGAGATTGAAAACAAGATTGAGGAATATGATTTCCACCAAGGACTAGACCTCCTGCCAGTTCCAAAAACAGATGCAGATGATAAGCTTCGTGAGATGGCATATGCTGGATTAAACAAACTTGGATTTTCAGATAACAAAGTTTATGCTGATAGAGTTGAAGAAGAGCTTTCAGTCATCGCATCTAAAAGCTTTGCGTCTTACTTTTTGGTAATTGCAGACATGATTGATTGGGCTAAGACAAACGATATTCGTGTTGGGCCAGGACGTGGCTCTGCAGCAGGCTCACTCGTATGCTATTCCTTGGGCATAACAGATGTTGATCCAATTAAATATAATCTTCTATTTTTTAGATTTATTAATCCAGAGCGTAATGACTTTCCAGATATTGATACAGACTTTGAAGATCGACGTCGTAAAGAGGTAAAAGAGTATTTAAAGAAAAAGTTTAAGCACGTAGCATCTATTTCTACCTATACTTATTTTAAAGATAAGGGTGTCATTCGTGATGCAGCAAGAATTTTTATGGTTCCTCTTCAAGAAGTTAATCGTGCAATGAAATCAATTGACACTTTTGAAGATTTTATTTCTTCTCCTAACACTAAAGAGTTTAGAGCAAAATACCCAGAGGTGGTATGGCTTGCAGATAGACTACGTGGAAGAATTAGATCGGTTGGAGTTCACGCTGCAGGAGTTGTTGTGGCAAAAGATGACCTGCGAAAGTTTGCTCCAGTTGAATCAAGAGAAGACGCACAAGATAAAGTATCAGGAAGAATTCCTGTCGTTGCATACGATATGGATACGGTTGCAGATATAGGTCTTATTAAACTAGATGCACTAGGGCTTAAGACCTTATCTGTGATTTCTGACACACTAAAATCAATTAAGTCTAGAACCAACAAAGATATTATATTGTCTGATATGGCACTTGATGATCCAGAAGTCTATAAAATGCTTAGCGAAGGATTTACTAAGGGAGTCTTCCAAGCTGAAGCAACTCCATATACCAACCTGCTAATTAAAATGGGAACAGATAAGTTTGAAGATTTAGTTGCATCTAACGCACTCGTAAGACCAGGAGCTATGAATACAGTAGGTGCTGCATACATTAAGCGCAAGCACGGCAATGAGGCTGTAGATTATATGCACACAATCATGAAGCCCTTTACCGAGAATACTTATGGTGTTATCATATATCAAGAGCAAGTTATGCAGGCATGCGTACACTTGGGCGGTATGACTTGGGCAGAGGCTGATAAGGTCCGCAAGATTATTGGAAAGAAAAAAGATGCAAAAGAGTTTGACCAGTTCAAAGATAGGTTTGTTACTGGGGCTTCAGAACACATTACTAAGAAAAAAGCAGAGGCGCTTTGGCACGATTTTGAAGCGCATGCTGGTTATTCTTTTAACCGCTCCCATGCTGTTGCTTACTCTATGCTTAGTTATTATACTGCTTGGCTTAAGTTTTATTATCCACTTGAATTCATGTTTTCAATTCTTAAAAACGAAAACGATAAAGATGCTAGGACTGAATACTTAATCGAAGCTAAGCGTCTAGGACTCAAGGTTCTGCTTCCCCACATTAATGAATCTGATCTTGATTTCTCACTTCAAGAAAATGCAATCCGTTTTGGATTATCTGAAGTTAAGTTTATATCTGATAATATTGCAAATAAGATTATTGATAGTAGACCGTACACCAACTACGATCACTTTATTTCTATTGCTTCCGCTAAAGGAAGCGGTATGAATAGTAGGGCAATCAGTTCACTCAATGCAATTGGTGCAGCGGCATTTAAAGATAATCCTAGAAGCGGTAATGAAAAAGATAATTATTATGAGTATCTTGGTATACCTACATTTAACTTAGAAGGGATTCCACCAAGGGTTAAAGCTCAGGCTAGACCAATTGAAGAGTTTGATGACCTAGGTTCGTTTGTTATGTTTGGAATGGTAAAAGGAATTAAACGTGGTTCTGGCTGGGCAAGAGTAGAGATAGTAGACGAGACTGGTTCAATAGGACTATTTCATAATGAGCAGACACAAATTGAAGTAGGCCAAATGTATTTCATCCTTGTCGGAGATAATAGAATTGCAAGATATATAAAGGTGTCTGATATAGATCCATCATCAAATGATATGTTTGTTGACTACCTATACCGCAAAGAATATGATTTAGAAGAAGATGAGTATATCGTTGTAAACTTTACCCCATATGTAACAAAAGCAGGCAAAACTATGAGCCACATAGTGTTGTCAAATAGAAATAAAGAGTTGACAAGAGCAATTGCTTTTCCAACTATGTATAAGATGACCCTTGCAAAAATGCGTGAGGGAATGAAGTGTAGGGTTGTTCTATCAAAATTAGACGATGGAACTATGAATGTAAAGGAAATCAAATGAGTGATGCAAAAATAGAAGATGTTTATGCACAGCTAAATATTGCTAAGATACTTGTTGCCGCAATTGAAAGTCTTGGAGAAATTTCTCTACCAGTTCAAAACTTTTTAAAGGCAGCCAATGAAGACAAAGAATTACAAGTAGATTATAATGAAGCTGATCAAACATTTACATTTAAGCTTAAGCAAAAAGATTAATTAAAATGGGCTTCACAGCCCCCAATTTAAATGGTATACTACTATAGAGAAGAAAGAAGAATAAAATGGCAGATCATGATATTGTGTATGAGGGCGGATATAAGATTTCACCAGAAGACGCTTTAATAAACGAAAAAATTGCTGATCAATTAGCTGGAACAAATACTTTAGTGGCTATACTAGAGCACTATGGGAAATTGACCGTACCAAGAAAAAATTTAATGGAGTTAATAGAAGTAGATCAGGTATGGCCAAATGATTTTATTTATAATCACGGCTCAGCGATGGCAGTAACATACAATCCAAACACTGACGAAATGGGTTTTGAGTTAAGATATTTAATGGATGGAGACATACCTGCAGACATCGTGTCTTGGTGCTGCACAAGAAATCAAACTAAGGTGGGATTTATCGATCATGATAGTCCTATATACAAACACTAATGATATCAATAGACACTATTTTATCTAAGCTTGATCCTAAAACACGTGCTAGAGTTCAGTCTGCACAAAATGTTCAGGTGTCAAAACAGCTAACTCCCAGCATAGGATTAAATGTTGCGCTAAAAGGCGGACTAGGTTACGGAAGACAAGTCCTAGTATGGGGCAATAAGTCTGCTGGTAAGTCTTCTTTTTGTTTGCAGATGATAGCACTAGCTCAGCAAGAAGGAAAAACATGTGCTTGGATTGATGCTGAATCTTCTTATGATCAGAGTTGGGCAGAACGGCTTGGAGTAGATTCATCTTCTCTTATTTATTCTCAGGCTAAAACAGTTAATGATATGGTTGATGTTGGAGTAAAGCTTATGGAAGCTGGAGTTGATGTTATTGTTGTTGATTCAATTTCTGCTTTGCTTCCTGGCATATATTTTGAAAAAGATGGAAATGAAATGAAGGATTTGCAAGATACTAAGCAAATCGGCGCAGAAGCAAAGGATATGACTCACGCAGTCAAAATGTTAAATTATGCAAACAAAAATACACTACTGGTTCTCATCTCACAGCAAAGAAATCAATTTGGATCTATGCATGCCTCCCACATTCCGACAGGAGGAATGGCAGTTAAGTTCTTCTCTTCCACAGTCATTAAACTATGGTCTTCGGAGGCTGAAGCTAATGCTATTAAAGCAGGCGTTGCGGTTGGTGACAAAATCATTGAACAAAGAGTTGGCAGGCCAGTCAATTGGATTATTGATTACAACAAGCTCGGCCCCCCTAATCTTTCAGGACAATACGATTTCTACTACCAAGGAGATCATATAGGAGTAGATAAAGTTGGCGAGTCGCTTGATGTTGCAGAGATGTATGGATTAATTGAAAAAGGTGGCGCTTGGTATACCATTAATGGAGAGCGTTTTCAAGGAAGAGCAAAAGCTGTTTCATATCTCAGAGATAACCCAGAAGTATCTGCATCTTTAATTGGTGAGATTAATGCCAGATCTTAATGAATTTTTAAACAAGTCTACTGCTGAAGATGTATCCGTTGATGGAGAAATTATAGAGCAGATGCGCCCTTGTTCAAAGTGCGATTTGTATGTCGAATCTTATATTTTTAATAGCCAGACTATGGAGATGAGATGGACATGCAAAGACGGTCACGAGACAAGGTATAGTGTCGGGTAATGTCAGAAAGATCAGAAGTTAAAAGAGACGGAGCCAAAGCACAGAAAAACTCTGGGCGTGGGGACTATCAAAAGGGTGATGCCCAATGGAATAAATTTTTAGTAGACTACAAAGAAGCAGGATCATCGTTCACTTTAAATAAAGACAACTGGGCAAAGATATGCACAGATACATTTAAGGTAAACAGAGATATGCATCCGCTGCTAAAAATAATAATTGGCAAAGATTCAAAGGTAAGGCTTGGTATAATAGAGTGGTCAGTGTTAGAAGAATTAATAGAATTTTGGGAGAAAAATTATGACTCAGTACAATAAAACAACAATAATGCCATTCGTAGTTTTGTATCGTGGTCTTTTTGATAATGCACCAGAAATACTGCAAATGCTAAAAGACTCAAATACATCAAGTATTCTTCAGGAATGGGAACCGTGGTATGAGCTAGGTCTAAGAACAAGGCTAGAGCCACACAGAGGAAACCCACTATCAGAAATTGAAAAGCATCAACTTAAATTACAAAAGTATATCTATACAAATTTAATATCTGCCTATAAAGATTATGTAGAAGACTGGACTAAACCAGAAATTATTAAAAAGTATATCAATCCTAATAGATCTTTTTATGAAGATTGGAAATATGTATTCGGAGAGTTTGTAACGGATTGGTCAGGATTTGATAATATACCTAACCAGTCAGATGAAGATTGCTGGATTAAGGGAGCAGTAGAAATATTAAAACACGATCATACTGTTGGCAAAGGACTGGAACTTGCAATTGGATATCATCTAGATGCCTTTAACTCAAAGGATGCTGCTGGCCCAAAATCAATTATTACTGGAACAGTGTATTTAAATGATGAATACGAAGGCGGAGAGATATCATTTTTAAATGAGTTTGACAGTAGTATTATTACATATAAGCCAAAACAAGGAGACCTTATAGTATTCCCTTCAGCAAAACCATTTTTTCATGCTGCTCAAAAAGTTTATGGGGCAGATAAATATCTTATAAGAAACTTTTTATTGTGGCAACACTCAGGATCAGATAGATACAAAGAGGGACAAAAAAAGTTTGGTAAAGAACAATGGGAGACAATGCAAGATCTTATTAGAGAAACTGAAGATCTTTTAGGGCTATACCAAAAAGATGTTTATCTGCCAGGTACTTCAGTTTATGATAGGCCACATGGAAACGGAATACCGTTTTTCCCTAAAACAGTAGAAGTTTGGGAAGATAATAAGTGATTGAAAACTATATAATCGTATCTTCTATCACCTTTTTAATTGGTTTGTCCTTGGGATACGGCCTCGGACTTTTTGTTGACAAGATAGATAAGAGGATTAAAAATGGCAGAGGATAAAAATACTTTAGAGCTTATTAGCGATATTACAGAGTTCAATGACCTGCATGAGTTTATGCAAGACGAGCATTTAGATAAAGCTCTTTCTATAGTAGTTAAGCTACTCATGAACCCAGATGTGCCTTCTGCAAAAGCACCTTATCTTATTATGGAACTACAGGCAATGTCAACTAAATTTGCAGTTCTTGCTTCTGTATACTCTACGATTGCTAAAGATAAGGCTGGTACAGCCAATAACAATAAGAAAAATATTTACTATTCAGTAAAAGAGTCCATAGACAAACTTGTAGATGCACTTAAGTATGTAGTTAGATATAACTCATGAAGAAGATTTGGGCTTTGGCTGTATTAATAGCAACAGCAATTTTTTCAGGCTTAGCATTATCTAGATTTTTAAAATGGGCTGGAAAGCAAGAGATTTTTGACTTTGACCTAAATGAGGACATTGATTATGAAGAATTGGATAAAATTTAGTGGCCAGAGATATTGTAAAAAATCTTAAGTTTAAAAAGCACACTGGTAATTTTTTTGATCCAGAAAAATTTGCTAAGCTGCTTGATGAATCCTACAGAAATACAAAGCGTCCAGATGGAGATACAACAAAAAAATCATTTAGCCCAAGCTCTCTAGGATACGGGCATGGCACCTGTCCGAGATATTGGTATATGGCATTTACTGGCGCAGTCTTCATTGATGATAACGATGCGGTTGCTGTAGCCAATATGGCTCAGGGAACGCAAGCACACGAAAGACTACAAAACCTTATTAAGACTATGCCTGAGTGGAGGGCGGAAGAAGAAGAAATTATTAATGAGTATCCACCTATCCGTGGCTTTATAGATTTAATTATGGAGTATGATGGTGAGACAGTTATTGGTGAAATTAAAACTGCAAAGCAAGAAGTATGGGATACTAGACAGGCTGAAATGAAGTCTTCTCCAAACCATATGCTACAGCTACTCACTTATATGAAATTAAAGAATGCCAAAGAAGGGTTCTTTTTATATGAAAATAAAAATACCCAAGAAGTATTAATTATTCCAATCTCTATGAACGAGAAGAATAAAGAAATTATTGAAAATGCTTTTAAGTGGATGGAAGAAGTATGGGATAATTTTAATAATGGCGATCTACCTACAAGGCCACAAGATGCAACAAAATATAAACTGCCCTGCACTTATTGTCCAGTTAAAAAAGAATGCTGGGCAAAAGGCTCTGATCCTGGCTCGGTAGACATTCCCTTGATGAAGGTTTTTAAATAGTGATTTGTTTAAATAGTAAATGCGGAAAAGAATTTAATGCCAAAACGCATAATCAAAAATATTGTTCAGACGAGTGTTGTCGCCTTGCAACAAATAAAAGAATCATGGAAAAGTATTACGAAAAGAAAGCAATTAAAAACGGTGCTCCAAGAAAATGCAAAACTTGTGCTAGTTTTTTAAGTAGATACAATTCAGAAGCAGTGTGTGCTAAATGCATAAAATCTAAACACATAAAGGATAAAAACGATTTGATGGGAATCCTAGATGACATTGGCTAGTTTAGTAAAAACAAAGGCTTCCAAGGTTTTAGGTATAGACGCATCTACAAGCTCAATAGCTTTTTGCCTAATGGAAAATGATGTGCCATTAAAGTGGGGCAAAATTAATTTAGTTGGCAACGATATATATGAAAAAATTTATAATGCTAAAGTTAATATGAGCGCAATGCTAGGCGAACTAAGTGCCGATTATATTGCAGTAGAAGGCGCCGTACTTGTCAGATCACCTGATGCTGTGATAAAATTGTCTTATGTCTATGGAGTTGTTATTGCTGAGCTTATGTCTACTGGGGCTAAGGTTATTACTATTAGCCCATCCTCGTGGCAGGCGTACATTGGCAACAAAAATCCGACAAAGGATGAAAAGTCTGGAATAAGGCTGGCTAATCCAGGATACGCAGACTCCTGGTATAAAAATCAATTAAGAAATATGAGGAAGCAAAGAACTGCTGACTACTTTAATAGGAAGTACAATTTAAATGTGGTGGATTTTGACGTTGCAGATAG